GCATCTCATAGCATGATATAGATTTCTTAAATAACCATCTGGAGTTTTTGTGTATCTTTTTCTATATTCATTGTAGTAATTTTTATCATTATAATTTAATCCCTTTGTGATACCTAAACGAGATTCCCTCATCTCTTAACCTCCAATATAAATATCTTTATTACAAGTCTGACTGTTTGATGAACGTTCCATTAATTGTCTTTCCTGTTCTCCCTTTGATTTCGTCATACGCGTACTGTAAACACTCCTCTAATGTCATTCCATGTTGTTGTGCCAATATGATTAACGTAACGACTGTGTCGCCGATACCGTCTTTTAAATCGTCTAATTTGTTGCGTGATAATGCTGCAGCAACTTCTCCAGCCTCTTCATAGAATTTCAACGCTTGTCTATCCGGATTACCTTTGTGTAAATTTTTGTCGATACTCCATTGTTCTACTTGTTTGATTAATTCGTTCATATTAATTAGCTCCTATTCTGGTATAATTTATTTATCTATGTGTAAAGGGGTGATTACTATTATGAGTAATACTGAATTTGAAGAATTAACGAAAGATCAACAGTATATTTTGTCTGTAATGTATAAAAAATATCTTGAGTGCGTTAAATCTGGCTCTGTAAAGTTGAAGTGTAATAACTTTAATGACGCAGAATCTCTACACAAACTATATTTTTCTAAATTCCATTTTGAAGATGTAGAAAACGATTTAAAAAAACTTAAAAAACAAGGGTTTCTGCATGGTGTATATGCAGATAACACTATTTACCATTTAACAATGGAAGACAAAACTATTGTTTATTTCGAAAATAAATTCAAAAATAATATGAAAAGTTTAATTGATAACATTTCTAAGATTGCTAGTTTTATTCCTGGCCTTTAACTATCCAATCATCTGCTAACAAGTCATTAGCAGAGGGCTCCCAATACTTCGTGATGCTATTTCCATTTTTTCCTACTACAATACATTGTAAGAATTCATCATTCGTTGGCAGTATCTCTGTTTTATGGCTTGTATCCCATTCACTTCTTGTCATAGTGACTAAATGTTTTGTTGCTAGCTTAGTTGCATCTTGTATGTTCATCTACTCACCCTCCAACCTATCCACAAAGTTAACCAAATCAATATATCGACTCACACTAGGATTAGCCTCTGCTTTTTGGCGAATGTGGTTAGTTAGATTAATATAGTTAACTTGATATTTCATCAATTCATCTACTAAATTTTGCGTTTTAATCAACGCCTTACGCAATTTTTCTATATCTTTAATTAAAGTATCGCGCTCATTTTTATACTCATCACGCTGCTGTTTATATACTTTACTTGATGTTCTAAAGTGTTTAATTGCACTATCTTTATCTGTAATTGAATCTACGTTTTCAGGACCATGCTTTTTCATAAATTCTAATAAATCATCTTTAGTTGGTTTACTCACTCGCCATCACTCCTGTAGTAAATGTGGGTGTTCAAATTGATTACCTATGACTTCCAACGTCAATCGAATATCAGTTAAATTACTTTCTGGTATCAATCCCGAAACTGTATTTGGTTTTGTTTCAATATCAAAAGAACCGTAAGAATAAATTATTACACCAATCTCATATCTATCAGCTCGCATTTTTGGTTCAGTGTCTTCTGCTTGTACTTTTACAATATCCCCCTCAAATATCTCTACATTATTTTTATCTTTTAATCCTGTGGATTGCATGAGTTCGACTTCTTCCAGTGCAATGTAATTATTCTCAACGCCATTAAGTGGTTCTAATATAATTTGTTCACTATCGAAATAAATTGCTTTAACTCCAACTATTCCTATGCCATCAATAAAGCATCTAAACTTCGGTATCATCTACTCCACCAGCTTTCCGTCACGCCAGATTAAAGTCATTGTGTCGTCAACATTAAACAAGTATATTTTTTCGGTTTTTGTATCATTACCTACATTACTATCCAATATGTCTTTTACGCTTCTCCCTTCGAAAGAAGTGGCCAGAAAATTATCGTATTCGCCGCTGTAAACTTCTATCGCCTTTCCAAGTTTAGTATCTTCCGTAACTTCTTCTTCCACTTCGACTGTGAAGTAGTCATCTGAACTAAATTGATGTACATCACTAAATTCTGCACGACCCGAAGTGTTAAAATGCACGTTTTCCATTCCAGTCTCACGAGCATAGAACGTTTCGCCTTTTACATCGTTATCCCACGCCCACTCAATCAACTGTGGTAAGTTTAGTTGTTTCTTAGTTTTGATTTTCATTGTTACCAGCTCCTTTAAAAGATGATAGTGGGAATGTACACCAGTCATTTAATACATCTTGAAACAAATACTCTCCTTGTAATCGGTCAATATATTCACCGTCAATCAACTCTTCTATTGCATTTCTGACTACAATTAAATCTATTGCTTTGATACCTTCATTTAATTTTTCTACTGAAGTTTCCAATGTCATCCCTTAACCCCTCCATTACTCTACGATTCCGTTTAATATCCTCACGAGGCACAGCAACTATAATGCTATGATCATGCACATACTTTAAAAATCCGTTTACTTGGTTTTCTTTTAACATCCTTGCAACTTCAACGGTGTTCATACCGTTGTTGTTAATTTTGTAGCGAATGTTTACTGTGTCGGATAGAATCATCCAGTACTCACAAGTTCATTGCTAACTACTTCCATCTGATCTATCACTTGTTTAAATATTGCCTCTAACACTTGCACCACTATGCTATTGCCTGCCTGTTTATATAAAGTTCCATTCGTAAACTTTGGGCGTGTTGTATGTTCGCTAGCAACTTTGTGATAATCTTCGTCATCAAAGCCCATTAGTCGCCAACACTCTAATTCGGTCAGCAATCTATATTTACCGTCGCCAATCGGTACTATTCCACTATTAGGACATCTATTTTGCTTTGTAGTAATTGTCCAACTGTATTCTTCAATTGGTTTAAGTCCTCCACCAAAACCACCACGTTTATTTATCGCCTTAAGCATTGATGGTGATTTAATTGTGTATTTATCATCAACATCGGATTGTAAGTAGTTGTCAATGCTTGCCATTGGTTTGTGTTCTAATGTTTCAAAATCAAAATGAATACCGTTTAACATACTTACAACAAATACACGTTCTCTTTTTTGAGGTACTCCAAAGTCTCTGCTATCTAACACTTTGTGATTACTTGTGTAGCCCAACTTTTCCATTTCAACAAAATACTTTTGGAAATTGTGTATCATATCTTTCGCTAATACGCCTTTCACGTTTTCCCAAATAACTACTTTAGGTTTCCATTCACCCATATTCTTAATAATGCGTATTGTTTCCCACATGAGTGATGACCTTGTCTTATCTTCGTCATTGCCACCTAATCTCGTTCCAGCTCTACTAAAATCTTGGCATGGGCTACCGTGTACTAGAATGTCCGGTTTTAAATTCCAGCCCACTACTGATTGAGGTTTGTGTAAGTGGTCATATAACGCGTTGTATGTTCTAACTGATTTTTCATCTATCTCCACATAATCTATTGCCTTATGGTCATAACCTAGATTCAGTAATGCTTTTCTAGGTGCGCCTATTCCACCGAATAATTCAAGAAGTTTAATCATTCATATTCACTCCCAATTCTCAAATGCACGCTCGATGTACCACTTTGCCTTAGCGATATCTTCTTTACCATTCTTGTGAGGACTACGTGCAAGATACTTAATAGCATTGCCAATGTGATAAGCTGCGTTAGCGTTGTAGTGTTTTGTTACTTGCTCTATAAAATCAATTACTTCTATATCACCATAGTTATAATGTGCTGGGTGATTCACTGTGTCTTGTCGCTTACGTTGTTGTACGTCGTTGGATTTCTTTTGGTCGTTCAATATTACTTTTGTAGTAGCACTCAATTTTCTTTTACCACTCACACTTTCAGTAATACTTTCCATATAATCTTGCCAATTATCAAAATAGTTTTCATCTGTAACTGTGTATAGATTACCGACCGAATCAATCACTGCCTTATTCTTATCATCGTCATCAAACTCTAATTCAATTACTTTACCTACAACTGTTATCCCTTCGCTATATTCACTCTTACCTAAGTCATACACAATGATATATTCACCTTTGTTCAAGTCTCTGATTTTCATTTAACGCACCGCCTTCGGGAAAATGTCGTTTTCCATCAGATACACACACCACTTGTTACGTTTATGGACTTGCGGTGTTCCATCGTATAACCATGGGCGGTCTCTTCTTCTCTTTTCTTCTATGAATCTATTTCTATCTTCTTCATCTTTCTTTTTCATTTTTTCCATATATCTGAAATCAGCTACCTTCATGTCGCGAGGTACAAAGCACGCCTCTTTAAGCGTCCAGCCGTATCTAATCCTCATACGTATAAGGGATTTAGAAATACCGTTATTTTTTGCTTGTTCGATGTATTCGTCTGGAATCTCATAAACTTTGTCTTTTATTCTCATCACATTTTCCATCAGCTATATCTCCAATCCATAATTTTTACTTTGTCAAATTCAATAAATTGTCCGTCTAGATAATCATTCTTATGCAATTCCATATCTCTATCGATTGCTTCTTCTATATTGTGATTTTCGTAATGATCATACATAGGTATTTCTACTTGTCGTTCAAATGTTGCGTCATATCTGACTGTGATTGTTTCCATTTTCATCTAATCACCTCTTAGCTTTCTTACGTTCACGTCTCACCTTGTTCAATTCTTCATAAGTGATCCAGTCTTTACCTGTATATTTAGGCGCTTTACATATCCAAGTTAATTTCACATCTTGATACTTGTATCTAAATATCTTCGCCTTTAATTTAGCTGTTTCAGTAGCCATACCTTTAACGTCTATAACTTCAATTAGCTTTCCGTCATTCCACAATGCAAAGTCTGCGATGTATTCAGCCTTACGTTGTTTACCAAATTTAGGTATTAGCTCATATCTCGGTTGTATCTCGATATAGTCATAACCATCTATAATTAATCGTTGTTCTAAGTACTTGTAGTAATCACATTCAACTTTGCTATCGAACGTTATACCTTTATACTCAACTTTCTTTGCATTGTATTTACTCAATCGTGACACTCCTATAAGAAATCAAATATATTAGTTTGATCTGCTCTTACTAAGTTGTATTCTTGTTTAATTTCTTCTAATCTTTCGTTTGTAATTGTGTATTCATCTAAGCCAAAATACCTATTTAATCCAAATACTCTGTTGTTATTTCCGTTCAATGGGATAACATCTATCTTTTTATTTGTATTAGCTTGCTTCAATTGATATTCAGTACTTAATCCCATTTATTTCACCTCATGTATAGCAGGTCGTGTATGACGTTCATTTAACTTTTGGATAAATAGGTCGTACGCTTTCTTTTCGTCTCCATTTGCCCACTCTATGATTTTTTGAGCGTATATGTTTGAACATCCAAGATGTTGTTTAATAAATTCTATAGTTATCAAAATTTGATACCTCGCATTCGGTAATCTTCACCGTCCATTTTCACTAATGTTGTATTCGACATCATACGACTGAATATACGTTGAGCGTCTTTGTTTTTACTTAGCTCTTGTGCATTCAAATTCGTTGTATAAATGTTGTGCTTGCCTACTCTTGATTCAATCAACTCAAACATCTTACTTGTCGCAAATTCATTCATATTAATACCGAAGTCGTCGAATACCATTAAATCAACGTCACTGATTACTTGATTTAATTCTTGTTCTGTTAAATTACTGTCTTTGTTGTATGTGCCTTTTATTGTTGAAATAAGTTGCGGTACATTCATGTAAAGTACTGAGTAACCTTTCTCTTTCACTGTCTTTACTATCGACATACTTAAATGTGATTTGCCTGTGCCAAATGATCCTTGTAACAATAACGATTGCTTATTATCTAATGTGAAGTTATTTGCATATCTCTCACATAACGCTTTAGCTCTCGCTAAATCTTCATTCGTTGCTTTATAGTTATCAAAAGCGCAGTTAGCTAAATCATCATTTATAATTGATTTCTTGAATATATTGTTGGCTTTTTGTGATTTATTCCGTTGTTCAAACGCTGCTTTTCTTTCTTTAGCTAGCTTTATCATTTCGCAATCACAACCATCTTTAACTACATATCCTGTATCAAATTCGTAGTAGTCATAAATACGTCCACATTTATCACACTTCAAACCGTATTCTTGTTTAACTAATTCATTTTTAAATCCTACTTTACTTGCGATGCTTTCAAAGGGATTCATTTAATCACTCCCTAAAATAAATTGGCATATGGGTTGTTGCCTGTTTGTTTATTACTTGTTTGTTGATTAAGGTAACTTTCAAACTTAGTCCCAAATAATGTTTCTGGTCTAAGATACTTCTCCATATCTGTGCCTTTCCATTCAGCTACTTTATTATTAATAACAGTTAGGAATTCCTGTTCGTTGAATCCTTCGTTAAATCTAGCTTTAATTAAGTCCTTCGTTTTCCTAGTTGTTGATTTATACTGCTTACCTGTATTTTGATTAAGATATTCAATTATTGATTCGTAAGGATACGTAGTCGGGTCTCCCGACGTATTATTAATTGTGTTACTGTTATTTGTAATATTGTTAATTGTAGAACTGTTAATTGTAGTGGGTTGACTGTCGACCGGTCGGTCATCAACGGGTCGGTGGTCGACGGGTCGGTCATCAACCTGTCGAGGATTATGAAATAATGTATAAAGATTACTACCATAAATATTGTTTGATTGTTTTCTACTTACATTTAAATAACCGCAATTTATTAATTCATTTTTCGCTCTTAAAAACCGGTGTTTTCCTATATTCAATTCATATTTAATTAAATCTACGCTAGGAAACGCACTTTCATCAGCGCCTGCATAAGCAGATAAGTAACTATATAATGCTTTTGCTTCAATACTTATGTTGGTGTCTTTCATTACTCGTTTAAATACTAATCCGTAGCCACTGATAGAACTTTTTATGCTATCGCTCATTTACTTCTCACCTCTCAACATCTTATTCAGTTTTTCGTCTACCGCTATCCAACTATTATGCAAATGATATAAATCATCGAATGATTGAACACCTATATTATGTTGTTGGTTATGATGTCGTCTGCATAAAGCTAATACATGTTTTCCGTAATGATTCATCTTATTGCGGTTCATTCCGCGTCCTACAGTTTCATAATGCGCTAAGTCAGCCTTAGGCTCACCACATATTACGCAGTTTCTATTTATCGTCGCCCAATACAACATAGCTTTATCACCTTTTAGTAACTTGCTTGTTTCCATTCTCATAGGTATTTGGTTATGGAACATAAAGGCAATGATTAATTCTATTAATTCGCTAGCTATGCGTTTGCTGCAGTTACTTAAACTTATGTGACTATATCCATTCATAATTTCTAATTCAGCTTGAAATCTTTGTCTCAATGCTTCTACTGGTTCGCCCCAATGCAGTTCAATATCTCTACACAATGCGAATACCTTTTTGCGTTGGTCAATTGAAATCAATTTATTGTCTGGAACAGTTACATCTGCGTTGACTGTATAACCGTTATCTATTAACTCGGTATGGCTATTCTCCAATTCAACACCAGTGGCAACAACGGAGTATGTTCCGTCGTTGTCTTTCTGGTATCTAGTAATTCTTTGCATTTATACCAACTTCTCCACTTTAAAATAATTGCCGTCTAAATCGGTTACTGTCGTAAATCCTTTTTTTAACTTTGTACTAATGTAACTGTGACTTCTGCCTAAAAAATAACTTGCTCTAGTCATACTTATAAATTGGTATTCAATACCTAAATGATTGATTAATTTAACAGACATGTTCGTCGATTGTAGTCCTATTTCAAACGCATGATTTGTGTTTTCCTTGTGCGTACACCATTCAAGATTGTTCACGTTATTATTCTTAGGATTTCCATCAATATGATTAATACACTCTTTTCCTTCGATAGCTGGTATAAAAGCAATTGCAACTAACCTATGAACCAAAAAATCTTTAGATTCACCATTTTTCCAAAGGTTAACTCTTACATCTCGACCATTTGGCGTTTTATCTTTTAAATACCGTTGTTTCCAATTTCTAATTCCATGCTTTTTTGTGAAAGTGGTTTTATTTTTATGTGTTCTAACTCTTCCGAAGTTGCTAACTTCGTAAATGTTTTCATATCCAACAACGTCCGTCCAAATTTCTTTCATATAAACACCTCATTAGAACGGAAGGTCTTCTGACTGAATATCAATCGAACCATTAGCATTTGCGAATGGATTTGATTCAGTGCTTAGCGAATTTTTAGACTGATTATTTCCTTGTTGTTCTGCACGTTTCATTTCTTCGGTTTTTGGTTCTGGTTTATTAATCACTTCGTCACCTTTATTCCAAACTTTTACAAAAGAAAGTCTCACAAAGTACTTGCCTTGATCTTCATTAAATTTATGTTTTAAAACGATTGTTCCCATTTTATTAATCAAATCATCAGTATTAAATGTTAAATCTGGTAAGTTTAATTTGATTCCTAATCTACTTAAAAACTCTACATACTGTTTTTCTTGGAAGTCTTGTTGGAATGGTGGTACAAATTGATTGTGCTTATACTGTTTACCTTCACTATTTTCAAATACGACTGTGAAATATCTGTTTTGACTGTCATTGAATTCAATATCTTTAACTTTTACTGTAAATTCTCCAGCTCCTAAGAAGTCGCCGCCTTTTAAGAAAGTCTCTTGATTAGTTTCTTTAATGTGTTGTGCTTGTCCTGAAATATTCATAATTTAATACCGTCCTTTTAATTTGTTTTAATTTCCGTTTCTTATTGCTTCTACTACGTCTGTAATACTTGGATTAATAAATTTTTTATTGCTTATAGTCACACTTGGCGAGTGTCTAATTTTCGTTTCAAATATTTCTGAAGGCTCTGCAGTTAATACATATTGATACTTTATTTCTCCGCCTTCCTCATAGTTTTCGATTAACATTCTTGCTAATACATCGCTTTGAGAAAGTACAGCTTTACGTATCTGATCTTGTGCTTCCAATGTGACAGTTGGATTGATTATTGCGCCGTCTTCATTTTGTTCTTTATTAACACCTTCATGACCTGACACTGCAAAATGGAATTGATATTGTTCTTGGAATTTAGCAACTAGTCTATACATACTTACTATGCGCTTAGCTGCTTCTCCCCAGTCGTTAAATGTAGGCTTTTTAGTGGAACCTTTCATTACATCTTCCATTGTCATATCACGCAGTTTCTGTAGGGTTTCAATTACTACTACATCAATTTGTTTACCTTTATCTCTTAAAGCTTGTATGACTTGTGGCAATGCTTTAATTACGTATATAAAATGTTGATAATTCTTAATTGATACAACTGCTCCATCTTCCGAAACAGTTGTCCCATCTTCATTTATGTCTAAAACAAGTGCGTTTTTATCTTTGGTTAAGAATGTTGTTTTACCAGTTCCAAACTTGCCGTATATAGCAAATTTATAATATTTATTTGCATTCTTTTCACTAATATCTTGAATGTGCAACTTACTAAGGATGTCTTGTTCTTCACTCATTCACTTCAACCCTCTCACTTCTTTGTATTCTTATATGAGTTGTTTCGCATATAATCTTGTCGTGTTTAGACCAATCAATTTGCAAAACTTCAAAATCTTCATCAAAGAATTTACGTGCTGTTTCTAAATCATCTGTATATTCAACTTTTGGTGCACGTTCGGTTGGTCTATTATCTACATAATGATCTACACTTTTATGAACGATGTAACAGTACTCCTTTTTAAACATAGACTTTTCTTTTACCATGTCATCACCGCAGTTATTATATTGTCGGCTTCGTCAGTGTTTTCTTCTAACCAGTTGAATACAGCTTGCCCTAAATAATCACGAGCATAATCAAAACCTGTCATCTCATCAATGTTGATTTCATCTATTACTTCATGTTGTAATGTTTCGATAGAAATATTAACTTCGAATTGCGTTATCTTCTTAACTCTCAATGTGAAATGGAATCCTTGTATGTTAACCACTTTCTTAGTTTCTTCGTTTATTTCGTAATACATTTGACTACCTCCGTTATTTTGGGGTATATTATCAATGTTAGTTTATTGATAAATACCTTGTATCGACTGTTAAGCGCTGCAACGCTTAGCGGTCTTTTTTTCTGCATAATATGCGTTCCAAAATGCGTAACTACCGATGTAGCTTGCAATTGCGAATATAACACTGTAATGAAAATCAAAAGTTATCATTGAGAAAATCATTGTGCTTAGTATTGCAGTTGACCATGCTAAAATATGTCTCATGTTATCCCTCCTTTAAAAATTACGTTTAGCACGTTTTTTTATTTCTTCGTCATATTCATTCAAAAACTCTTTCATTTTCTTTCGATTAAATGAATATTTACCCCCACCGTTTTTGCTAACAAAAGTACTGAATGGTTCTATTTTTCTTCTGAAATAAGGTTCTGTAATAATATGTTTCGTGATCCAAGGTATGGAATAGTTATAATAATTCGCTACTTCTGTTAACGTCATATTCATTGGTTGGTTATCGATAAGTTCTTGGTATTCTATTTTAGAGATGATTATGTGCGTTTCCGGTATTGGTACAGTCACGTTAATTGTTTGTAAATCACTCATTCCATTTCCTCCTACTCTGATAAAAATTTATTGATAAAGTATTGTTGTCCTTTACCTGTAACTTTTGTTGTTCTTGTGACTCTGATGGATCCATCTGGATTGTTTTGAGTTCTCTTTTTGATATCCATGATTTTTAAATCCATACTTCTTTGAGTAGGTAAATTATATGACTCACCTTGTTTTTTAATTAAATATCCATTATCTCTTAACCACTGGAACAATCTATTTTGTCCAATTTTCACTCCGTTCTGACTAATTAACTTAGCAAGTTCTCCTACAAGTATTGAACTTGTACTTGTATCTACTGCATCTGCAAACATTACTTTTGGTTTGTTCTTCTCAATCTGTGTTTCTAACTGGTTGATTGTACTATTCGCAATTTTCAATGCACGTTGCATTATCATTTCTGGACTATTCCATGCTTTTTCAACTTGGATGAAATAATGTCTTGCTCGTTTACCAGGTTCGCTTCGTTGAATCATTGCTATTTCTTTTGCAGTGTCTAATGTGAGTGCGTGATCTAAGTAGTTAATCGAATTACCTTGAGCTGTTACTCTTTTTTGAGTAAGAGCTGTATAATCGATATTTTCTTCGAAACCGTAATTAACCATTCTTTCAAACCAATCGTTATATCTTGTCTTCACTTCTAAAGCTTCATGTAGTTCTCGACCACTGATTGCAATTTCTCCATTTTCTTTTTCTTGAATATTGAATATTCTTGATATGTTCGATTTGTTTTGTAAATCTTGCATTTGGGCTTCCTCCTTTTTAACTTAAAGTTAATCGAGTGGTAAATTTTTTTGTCGAATATCTATGTTTTCGATTTCTACTTCATAAAGCTTAGCAAGTGCATAAATAACTAAACCTTTGGGTTCAACATCCCCTTTTTCCCACTTTATTACTGTGGGTTTGCTGACACCAAGGATGTCTGCAACATCTTGTTGGTTCATCTCTTTATTTATTCGCAAAGCTTTAATTGATAATTTTGTCATGTCATCACCTCCGATAACCAAATCTTAATTTACTTAAAGTTAAAAGTCAAGCGCAAAAGTTAAATTATTTTCTTTAAAGTTAATTTACTTATTGTAATTATTTTTAACTTATGGTAAATTAGTATTACTTTAGTAATACTAAAAAAAGAAAAGAGGGCCATAAAATGACACAAAAATCAGCTAGAAAAATTTTTTCAGAAAATCTTTTGTCACTTTTGCATCAAAAAGGAATTGACCAAAAACAGTTAGCTATGGATTTAGGGATATCTCCTGCATCAGTTACACATTGGATTAAAGAAAATAAATATCCTCGTATTGGTAAAATTGAAGAAATAGCTGAGTATTTTAATGTTCCTATGTCTAGACTTACTCAAGATCAGAGCAAAACAGAAATTAATCAACAAGACACAATTGCAGCTCACTTTGATAAAGATGGCTTAACAGAAGATGAAATAGAAGAAGTCAATAAATTTATAGAATGGGTTAAGAATAGAGATAAATAAGGGGTTTTTGGATGGGACTATACGAAGATTTGTGTATTGCAAACGACAACATAGAAATTAAAGAAACCAGTCGCTTACCTAATTTTCAACCTGGTTGTTATATGAATGGAGAAATTTTTATAAAAAATAATTTACCTGATACTCGAAAAGCAGAAGTATTATACGAAGAATTGGGTCATCATGCAAAAACTTATGGGAATATATTAGATCAAAGCAAATGGATTAATCGTAAATTTGAAAGTTATGCAGTAAGACATGGTTATGAAGCTTCCTTACCCTTTCATTTGATAATAGAAGCGTATCATTATGGAGTAAGTAATTTATATGAATTATCTCAATATGTTCAATTGAGCGAGAACTATATAACTAAAGTTTTAAAATTTTATAAACAAAAATACGGATTGGATATATATTATAAAGGTTATGTAATTAAATTCGAGCCTTTACAAGTGTTTAAACATTACGAAATAAATTAACCAACCTTTAACGTGTATCCTTGTACACGTATGTCTAATTATAGGTTGTTTGATATAAATTAATTTTATTATTAGGGAGTGTTAATGTATGAAAAAAGTCTTGTTTTTAATTTTAGCTAGTTTTTTAGTATTAGCAGCTTGTGGGCAAGAAGAAAGCAAGTCGGAAGATAAAAAAGAAACAAAATCCTCATCAAAAGATGATAAGAAGAAAAACGAGGATAAAAAAGCTAAAGATGATAAAAAGGAAAAATCTAAAGCGAACAATAATACAGAAAATGAAACACAACAAGAAAATACAGAACAAAAAACTCAAGTTGTAAATCAACAAGAAACAACACAAGAACCTGTTCAATCACAACAAACTCAACAATATCCAAAACAACAACTAACACCCGAAGAGCAACAAAGAGCTGATGAATTAAGAGCAAATGAAAATTCTCAATATAGTGATGATTGGACCGAAGAAGACCAAGCGCAAGCAGAATCTCGTACGGACGGTTATGGTATGGCAGATGATACTGGTGACTCCGTCGATGAAATGATGAAACGTAGCGAAGAATTCAATAAAGAAATGGGATTAGAATAATTTTACGGGCAGTTCCCTACTGCCCTATATATTTTTATCTTTTTTAGGAGGTGAGGCTTATAAAAGTAGGTTTTCATATTTAAAATTTAGGAGGAATAGAAATGAACGTAACAAAACGAACTAACAAATGGCAATATGATTTCAGGTATAAAAATAAGCGATATCGTAAAGGTGGATTTGGGACCAAAAGAGAAGCTACTACTGCTGGAAACGAAAAGTACAATGAATTAACTAAAGGCTTAAAAACTGACACCGAACTATCTTTCATAGAATATTATCATGATTGGTTGAGAGTGAATAAAGAAAATAGAGTAAGTAAGTCATCCTATAATCGTTATTTATATTCAATTAAGGCATTCGAAGAAAAGTTTGGCGATATTGCTATGAACGATATTACTCAATTGAAATACCGTGAGTTTCTAAAAGAATACGGTGAAGGCAAGTTTCTAGAGGATGGTGGTAGAAAAGTTAGTAAGGAAGGCAGAACTACAAACAGTGTTCAAAAATTACATTATTGTTTGAAATCTTCATTGCAAGATGCATTTAGTGATGGATATATACAACGTGACCCTACTTACAATGCAAAGCCTATCGGAACTAAAAGTAAACAATCGGAAGAAGTAAAATTTATGTCATTAACTGCTTTTAAGAAACTTAAAGCAAGAGTATCAGAAAGTAATGAATTATCACACTTAGTAATCTATATTTTGATATGTACAGGTGCAAGGTTTGGAGAAATTCAAAAACTGAAATACGATGATATTTTAAGAAAAGATAATTTAATACACATACCAGGTACAAAAACAGAAAATGCAGATCGCACAATTCCTATATCTCGTAAAGATATGAAACATATAACTAACGTTTTAAATTCCCGCGCCATTTCTTTCAATGGATATATATTTAATACCGGTGCTAATTTAATAAGTAATAATGCAGTAACTAAAGTTTTACATCGTTTTTGTTTAGAAGAAAATATTGGGAGATATAATTTACACGCTTTACGACACACACATTGTTCAATGTTAATTCATGAGGGTATGGCAACACATTATATAAGTAAACGTTTAGGTCATTCTAATATTACCGTTACTCTATCTACTTATAGTCATTTGCTTGAAGAAGAACAATTACAAGAAGATGAAAAGTTATTAAGAGTATTAGATAATTTTTGA